GTTCATGTTCACAGAAGTGGCCACAGCGGTGCACAATTGCTTCAAATTGAACAACAAAACAGAGGTGTCAGAAACGGACACTTGCCAAGTTGCACTAATGGAAACAAGGCTGGCACCCACGGCGTAGGCACAAGCCACACGGAGTGCATTGTTGTCGATGGATGGATACAAAAGCGCACCAACAGATGTTGTGGCTAGGTCAAAAAGCCCATCGAAACGCACAATGTAATTGCCTCGTGTGAGATTGATTTGATAGTTGTTGGCGCCAGTCACGGAGACACCAAGGGCATTCATTGTGGGACTAACAACCCACGAGGTGAGGGTTTGGTAGGCGCCAGGCACCTGACCAGCCCCACTGGTGCTGTTAATACATGTACAAGTGAATGTCCTTTCCATTGGTTTGGGCAAGACGACACCCTTGTCGTCAGTTGCGGCCAATTGTTGCTGTGGCACAGCAAGCTCCACCTCATAGTCAAGGTAGATTTTCCCAATGGCCTCATTGGTGACTGTCAAATCACTAGTGGCTACAAATAAAGTGCAGGCATCATACAGACGAATGTCTGTGCCTGCTGGAACATTTCCAGAGCGAATGAAATGCCAACTCGCCCCTTCAAAGTCAAGAGTAAGCGTCTTGTTAGCAACTCCAACAACATGTGGGTCGTTGTTCTCCATCCAGTCGGTTCCGGGAGGGTCAGGATCAACAGAGTCATAATCGACAGACATGAGCACGTTTCCAACCTTGGCAGCGTCGGAAAACACGCCCACTTTGGGCACAAACCTCGCACGGATACGGCGAAAGCGATACTTTTCGTACCCCTGCGCTACTTGTGATAGCCAGGGAAAAGTCCCCAAAAGCCCTGGGTTGATCTGGAATCGATCAACGTTGAATCCAGAAGCGTTGGGGGTTGTGACAGTAAAAATTTTCTCTTCGCGGTACGGAATGACAGTAATTTGCGGTCTCTTGGAACCTCCATTCCTGCCACCCACAGGCATGGGCGGCATGGCTGATCGTTCAAGCTTTTGACCTGCTCCATACTGCTGTGTTCCTGAATTGAAATTTGTTGTCGTGGTAACGAAATCGAGAAACCGTTTCTTCTCGCCCTTTGACATTTCTGCCAAAAGCGCAGCGCCTTCTTTTGCCGTTGGAGCGTTGACGGAGATGGTGGAGTTCAGAAAGTTGTTTCTTGCTTTCTTTGTTCCATTGTTCTTCTTCTTACCTTTCATGTTATACAAAATTTTCAAGTGGCCCGACCACTTTGGGTGGTCTCACTCACGTATGGGAGGGTCGTTAAGCCTCACTACCTATTATTCCCCCGGTAGCGTTACCATTTACCCATGGAGATCATACGTCCCTGGCGATCAATCGATCAAAACCAGGGTGTTTAAACGCATGTGGGAAGGTCACAATCGACTCAATCTCAATCTCCATGGCATCAATTTCCTCTTTAGTCATATCATACCTGTCAAAGAAGAAGGCATAGGTGTCGAGCGTGCACTCATGAGCGCGCTCACTAACGACATTGTATTTGGGTGTCAAAACAGTGTCGTTTGGAGTTCCAGCTTGCAACATTCGCCAGATCAAAGTTCGGACCACGGGGATGTGCGCTGTGCTGTTCTCCAGACCCTTTGCCACCGACCACATGTATTCTGTGAGCGGCTGTCCAACAATGCCAGCTGCTGACCCCAAACGGGCCAGGAGGCGCCCAGCCATCGGTGCAAGGACGCGCCCATCTTCAGTGGGCCAAAACAAAGAGGATAAGAAGGTATGATTGGCAACAACAGTGGAACCATGGCCTTCCAGCTTAAGTCCCAGTGTCAACACAGTGGCTGCAAAAGAGGCCACATCAATCGGCCGCGATGCTAACACGATTAGATCATCGCCCGCAACTGCCATTGCAAAGTCGCGGCCAACCAAGAAATTCTGAGCTTCTAGGCCAGTGTTGCAAGCTGAAGCTTCCAAGAATGAATTGTCTCTGGTTGTGGCAGAGTCTCCAGATGCCCTAGTCCCATAAACAGAATATGTCACAAAGAAGCGCGTGAATCCTTTCTTGTCAATGACTGATCGCAAAGCCCCCAGAACCCTGGGTGGCACAGCTCTCTTCACATGATCTTCGGCATTCACGGCCTCAAACGCTGCTCGAAGCAGCGTCGAATCGAAACGCTCTGCATCCCATTCATAAACGTACATAAACTGCCCATGCCATTTCTCAAACCAAGCTCCAATCTGTTCACCAGTGTGTCCTGGCGCGAACAAAATTGGGCTCTCAGTGTTGAAAACACGGATGTCTTTCTGCAGCAAAGCATGAAAGTAGGGACCGACTACAACCTGCAGGCGCGCTGTCATTCCTTGGATGGCGCGCGGGTCAAACTCAGTTTCTTTGACCCACTTCTCGACCTTGACGAAGAAGTTCCGTATGAAATCCTTAGAGTGGAGGATTCCATCAGATTGTAGACTCTCGTAAGCCTCAACAAACTTGCGGCGCATGCTCCCTGTGACTGACTCACGGGAGACCCACTCCCAAAATGGTGTGGGCACGACACGCAAGGGTTCTCCAACCCTCTCCGCTAATTCCGCATACACTTCATGCATGCGTTTGACGCTACGAGACCAAACGTCACCGGTGCAGCCCGGAACCTTGCGCAATGCGCGGTTCACCAAT